TACCCACACCGTAGTGTTAACTGGTACGCTTCAGTACCTAGAGCCTTCGCTTCACCTCTTTTCATTGGTTCCGCAAGACACGTGCTGTGCACGCCAACGACACGAAGTCGCCGCCTCCAGGGTCAGGGACCCGGGCGTGGGGGTTTCTCACACATGCCTTTCCTTCCTTTATTAGCGACACTATCACACCGAGTTGCCCCGGTATAATATCATCAGTCACTGAAGAGCGGTCGACTCGACAGTACGCTAGCTCGTCTATTGGGAATTCGTTACGAGCGCCTTCTTTGACTTTTTCACTCCAACGCCGGGCCAGGCAGAGTAGGATGGTTTCCTCTTCCCGGACGCTGTCTTTCCACCTGAGCGCTTTGCACAACCGCTGTGAGCACTCCTTAACGTCTCCTTTAGATTTCCTTTGTTTTTTCCAAGCCTTTAATTCCGCGGCTCTGCGGGTGAAATCGTGCACGCGACGCAGCCTTTGAACTTCCTCGTTCATGGTGGCAACCTCTTCTTCCCTTGATAAAGAATATCCAACAGGCTTGGATACAACAGGAAGAAGGTTGGGGGCCTCAGGTACCTTGGTGACAGGCAACGACCTAAGTGCACGCTTTATCGCTGGATCTTTTACTAGTACGTCACGTTGTGCTGGGCTTATAGGGCCCATTAATTTCTTCGGCTGCCGGGACAGCGCCTTCAGGTTGTTCCGGACACACGTGCGAAAGGATCGAATACTAGTAGAGGCTTGCTGCGCAAACCCAACGACATCGCTGACCTCGGCCTTCATCTGCAAGGCGGCCACATTCATTTTCTTCTCCTCGACACAGTCTACAAAAAGAGTGGAATTGATTTCTCCCTTTTGTGGATGCCTCATGGTTTTTTCTTTGTTTACTTCCATGCCGACCATTGCCCCGTTCAGCACGATCCGGTCGAAAAGGCCACCACTACTGGTGTCTCGGGTTAATAAATCATCGCCATTAATGGAACAACGATGACCACTCCATTCCTTGAAGTGGATTTTTCCGTCCAGCAGCAGATCGGTTAGGGACATATCTACAATCGTTTTATTAATAAGGCATAACAATGGGAAGCTCATAACACTCCCCATCGGCTGTCCTCGCGTTGCTATTCCTGCACTCTCCTGATCAAAGCCCTCCTCCACCTCAAGCTTCAATTGGGAAAGCACATTCAAGCAACGGACCTGATCGTCTGTCAGTCCCTCTGCTTTGGATATGAGTTGGTCGACTGCCGCCTGTGAGTACGCAGTCTTGATATTGTCTGTAGCACCGACATAGTCGAAACTAAGCCAGTCTCCTTTGTTTTCTACTTCCCGCACACCCTCCCGGTGCACAGAAAGTTCGGCGAGTCGCTCTTCGGTCGGACTTCCTACGAGCAACCATCCCTTCCGTTGGAGAACGCTATAGAGACTCAGGTGAAGGGGAGTCAAGACAGAGGTATTATACTCGGAATATAGGGTGACGATTCGGGGTTTTCCACTCGAGAAAACCACTTCCGGTCGACAATAATCCGCGAATTCCCCTCTCTGCCAATTCCCACCTTCTCTCCTCGTTGAGTCTAGCGTAGCATGCCCATTCGGGATATAGGCATGCGTCTCCCGGTTCCATCCTTGGGGAAGGTTACGTCCAAGGGCCTCCGCGAACCGCTCAAGATGCCCAGCATCCAACTCTTGCGGTTTGAACCGGTTCTGTATCCATTCTTCCATCCATGGCTTGAATTTCTCTTCACAATTCTTGCACGGTTTACCCTCAAGCTTTTGGGAGGTCTTGATGGACAGCTCCTGGGCCTCGGTCAGGCACTCAGGGAACATTTTCCGAACTGCACTGCGCAGTCCCCCGCAGCACACTCCTTTGTTACGGTACTTGCGAACAAGCTTTATACGCCACTCCCTCGATAAAAAGCGAGCGACCATACGTACCTTCCGTGATATGTGATGCCGGTTGGCACACGACCGAGCCGAAGCCACGGCCTCCTCCATCACACCAACTGTTGGCCCCTCGACATCGACGTCGAGGCAGTTGAATTTATTATTGTCAATTGGTTTTTTTGATGTTTGTTTTGGACCCTCACGTGCTTTTCCTTGCACTTCTGCCCCTTCGTTAGGTTTTTTACTCAGTTTTCCTTCTGATGTTTTTTTCCTGGTTGCTTCCAGAGAGACGGGTAACCTATCAACCAACCGTCTCCGCCGTTGCATCTTACGACTCGACCAACGACGATTCTCCCCCCGGCTACGACACGGTCGCACTTCTTTAAGGGTGACTTCAACATCCGGCTTACCCCTGACCTGGGAAGCCCCTATCGTGGACGGGCGAACCCGCGCGGATGCATCCAGCACCGCCCCCTCTCGGGTCAGCGGTCGATCCCTTCGTCTCCGTGTGTGCTGTGAGAACCTGCTAAACAGGTTGGCGTCTTGAGAAGGCTGACGCTCTTGGGGAAGCGATGGACGCAAAGAATGGTTACGAAAGCGTTTCATCTTATTTCTTTCATTAAATAATTTTTGTTTTGTTAACGGGGTACTGCTTATGTGCAACTCCCCGGAGCATTTAATCTTTTGTGATTCGGCCATGTTGCCACGACCTCCCCGTTCCTGTTAACGGGTGAACCGCCCCTCCTTTCTTTCGAGTGTGTAAGGAGGAAATCCACCAGGCCGAAGCCCGTCCGGCAAGCAATCAGGCGGAGACATGCTTTATTTCCCTTTGTTCACATGGAGCTCTGCTTCACCAACCGGCTGGGGTACATGCCAGCAAAATCGTCAATACCACTGGAAGCTCTTGTGGCGTTAAGCGAAAGCTGCGTACCATGAGGTGCCCTACCCGGTGAACCTTCAGGCCCAGGGAGCCACCGTCGAGTAACCACACTTGGTGAAAAGCGTGAGAGACCTTCAAGCAGTCCGAGAGCCAGGACACTAAACACGGATCGGTGGTACCGTCGAATAGTATTCGGAACAACCGGGCCTAAGTCGAAAGACC